AGCTTGGCCGACTCTTCGAGCATCGGATTGATGATCTCGTTCAAGCCGAAGTTCATCATCTCCTGTGCCTGATCCTGTGTGAGGTTCAGGCTCTTCGCGTACTGCGTGAACTGTTGCAACCGATCAGTGTCGAGGTCGACACCTTCGGCCACCCTGAAGGGCTCGTACTGCTCGGGGGCACCGTCCGTTGCCTTGGACTTGTCGTCCCCCTTCCCACCGTCATCGCCCTCACCTTCCCCGCCTTCGTCACCTCCAGCGGCAGAACCTTCGCCGTCGCCTGGCTTCCCGCCTAGCGCGGTCTTCTTGCCCTCGGCACCTTCACCCCCGGCGCCGCCTTCGCCGCCTCCTGCGCCATCCTCGGCACCCTCGCCGGGCTTGCCGCCCTCGTCGCCGGCCCCCTCCGATCCGGCGTCATCGCCAGCGCCCTGGCCACCATCGCCTTCGCCAGCTCCCCCAGCGCCGCCCTCGTCGCCCTCGGGCGCCATGATGCGGGTGTCTCCCCAGTAGAATGCGTTACGCAACATTGTGTTCTCTCTCCCTAGCCTCAGCGATCATCGTGAAAAAGTGATCGGGCTCGAAGCCTTCGATGCGGTCGCGCAGCTCCAGACCTTTCTCCAGGAGCGCGACGTTGTAGCTCGTGGTCAATGCGTTCCCCGTGAACGCCCTGCCATTCCTTGGTGTCAGCTCGCTGAGCACCATGTTGACAAACATGCGACCAGGCCCGGTGCTCATCACCATCTTGATCGCTTCACGCTGCTCGCGTGCCTCGCGTTGCTGCCTCTCTTCGACAGCCTCGTTGCGCTCCTCGACCTTGTCCTCGTCGTTGAAGTCGACTGCCGGCTTCGCCTTCTTCACGGTGCCCCCACTCCTTGGACGACGCGGTCGAGCGCGCTGTCACCCTCAGCCATCTTCGTCTCGCTCGCCTTCTTCATCGCGTCGGCGCCGACCGATGCCACATCCAGGGCCTGCTGCTGCGCCATCTGTTGCTGCTCGGCAGCGATGAGCTGCTCGACCTCGCGCTTGTCGCGGATCATGTCAGCCGGTGCTCCGATCATTTCCCCGTAACGGTTGATGGTCGCGCCCGTGTCGACGTAGTGGCGCGCAGTCGGATCCATCTGCATGAGCCCGCCGATGAAGCCGAAGAACCTCTCGACGTTGCCCACGCCGATGGCGCGCTGCGCCTGGGCCAACACGCTGATGTACTCGACGCCCAGCTCCTGGCCGAACATCTCGGGAGGGGGCGGCGGGATCAGGCCCGTCTGCAGCATGCGCTCGAAGGTGATGTCGACCAGTGGATCGAGCCCCTGGTTGTTGATTCTCTCCAGCACAGGTCCGAGGAGCAGCAGCTTCTCGCTGTGGCGTTCCTGTACTTCGGTGGCTGTCATCGCGGGGTTGTTGTGCAGCGAGTACAACATGAGGAACATGTCGGCGTACAGCCCGGTGCGGATGCGATCCTCGAAGCGTTGCAGGTCGAGCACCAGACCGCTGATGTCGGGCTGCACCTGGTACACAGGCTCGAAGCGCATGTCGGGATCCTGGTCGAAGAAGGTGACCTGGCCCGCCAGCAGGTTGACCTGGCTCGACTGCAGCGCGTTCGGCGCCTTGAGGGGCGGCGCGTTCTGCTTGCTCAGCCCCTCGTTCTTCATCAGCTCTTCCTTCTGGAGCTGCTGTACATCGGCCAGTGTATCCATGCCGGGACACGCCGAAGCGTAGGCCGAGTCGTCGAGCGACTCCCACCTGGGGCAGAGCACGCGCATGCGGTCGAAGCCCGAGTGACGCAGGATGGTGTCGTCCTCGCCCTCCTCCACATACGCGCTCATCCAGGGCATGTTCTGGTTGCCCAGCCCGTCGAACTTGCGCTCCATGCGCGGCTCGACCGCGTGGATGACGGGGATCATCTGGTAGTAGTCACCCTTGTCCCAGAGATCGTTGACGCGCTGGCTCACGCCCTCGTTGCGGAGGTTGTCCTTGCGGAGCCCGAACATCTCGACGAGCTGCTTCACCGTCATCGGCACCTTGCGATAGAACGTGTCGACCACGCCCTTCTGATCGCATGCGATGCGGTAGCTGCCGACCGTGTACTGCTTGGTAGTGATGACCGTGTCGAAGTCGTTGAGCACCGACATCGGCCCCTGCCCGAAGATACCCATCTCGGTGTATACCATCGGCAGGCTGTCGTAGAGGTTGCAGCGCGAGAAGACCGTCTGCATGAGGCGGGTGACCATCTGCAGCCACACCTTCGCCGGGCGGTACTCGCGCATCTCGGGGTCGCGGGTGATGAGCTTCAGCCAGGGCCTGGCCGGCGACGTGAGCCCGGCCATCATGCCTGAAGACAGTGCGCGCTGCGCGTAGATGCCTGTGCCGTTCAGGATGTAGTTGTGCTTCTTGGACCCGGCGTTGCCTGACTCATCGACCTGGAAGCGACCACGCCTGGGCTGCAAGTACTTCTGCAGATCCCGGTGGTGACCCTTGAAGCTGGTGTACTCCTTGTCGAGCGCACCCCAGCACTTGTCGATGTGCTCCTGAACCGTCACATCCATGTGTCAGCTTCCTCTCCCACCACCCAGGTTGCCACTGCTGACGTTGGGCTCGCCCAGTGTGCCAAGCGGACCAGTCAAGACGGTGGAGAGGTGACCCTGCAGCGAACGTGTCTTCGAGATCGAACGCTGCCGCGCGCTCACCACAGCGGGATCGAGCGGCATCGGAACAGGGTCCGGCTTCTTGGCCTCGGGTACCTTCGGTGGCTTGAAGCACATGGCTCTCTCCCCCCATGGAGTCGGCGAATGTGTGGCCAGGATACGCCCAGCGGTGTCGACACGTCAATGTGTACCAGGCAGCTTGCTCCTGTCCCGGCCAGGGCGGCGAGGCCAGGCCAGCCCAGGGATCGTGCGACTTCGACACTCTAGGGGCGTGTCGCGGCCTTCCGCCTGCATTCTCCCTGGGCACAACGTGCCGGGCGTAGGTGAGCGCGAGCGCGTCCGCTCTGTCGGGAGAGCTGCTCGGGCCCAGGCGCACCTTGATGTCTCGCTTGCGCTCCAGGATGAGCGCGTCGACCCGGTTGTAGTCGTAGGTCGGCGCCACCAGCTCCTGCTCCAACTGGTCGCTGTCCTCAATGGCGAGCCCGTTGTCGAGACCATCGCGCATGCGAACCCACATCTCGCTGCGCTTGTTGGCGTAGCTCTTCGGGCTCGACGCACGGCCACCGAACTTGATGCCGAACACGTTCGTGTGTCCCTGCCTGATGAGGATGTCTACGACCGCTCCACCCCAACCACCAGTGGCATCGATGAAGATCGCGTCAGCTCGAAGCTTGCGGTCCAGCTCGCCCACGCGCTCTGCAATCCAGGTAGCGTCGACACCTCGGAACGCCTGCATCTCATGCGTGCGAGCATCGAGCCCCTTGCGCACAGCGATGACGGTCTCGTCGCCGGCCGGCTCGCGTGCCACGTCCACGCCGATGATGAGCGGAGCAGCCAGCTCTGCGATGGCTTCACGTCGTCGCGCATCGAAGACACTCTTCTGTGAGATCAGCTGCTTCTCGCCCAGGCTCGGGAACACGCCACGGCATCGCACGCGGAAGAAGTCCGAGTCTTCGCCGTAGTCGTCGAGCCACTCCTCCAGCAGCTTCTTGTTGGACATCTTCGCATCGCGGCTGTCGATCTGCCGTAGGTTCCATCGATGAGCGAAGCCATGGAAGCAGGCGAAGAAGCTGCCACTGTTGCGTGTCGGGTTGCCGAACGCCCACCAGGCAGGCTCGCCATCGGTCAGCCCGCCCTGCGACACCTCCCAGATCTGCTCCGGGATGTTCGACGCCTCATCGAAGACATAGAACGGTGTCGACGTAGCTGCGTGTAGACCCTGGAAGGCGTCGCTGTTCTCCTTGGCACACGTCATCGCATCGACACGCCAGGTCTCGGGGTGCTCGCGATGCACGAGCTTCATGGCGCCGATGCCCGATGTCATCTTGAACCAGCGCCCGGTGATGCACATGCGATGCCACTTGGCCAGCTCCGACCATGTCTTCGTCGCGAGCTGCGGCATCGTGTTCGCTGTGATGATGCCCTTGCAGTGCGGCCTGGTGCTGAGGATGAAGAGCACGAGCCATGCGACCAGAGCTGACTTGCCGATGCCATGGCCCGAGGCGACTGCGCTGCGGAACGGATCGACGGGATCCTTGCCGTTGAAGGCGCGCTCCTTGATGCTGTCACCGTACAGTGTCAGCTGCTCGGTCTGCCATGAGTCGGGCCCGTCCTGGTCTTCGAGGATCGTGCCCTCCTGGCCCCATGGAAAGTGGTGCTTCACCCAGCCCAACGGGTCGTCGTAGTACGCGCCCTGCTCCCTGGCCAGGTGAGCATCGAGGTGCAGTGCGACACGCACCACCTCCTCGGCATCGAACTCGCAGTCCTTGCCCAGCATCAGCGGCCTGGCCCCCATCGCTCCATGCGACGGATCCTGCGCTCGGCCTCGCTGAGCCTGGAGGACAAGTCGGCCACCATCATGTCGATGCTGGTCAGCCATTGCACCAGCCCTTCGGTCAACACACCCTGGCGTCGCAGTGCGGCCTCGACCTCGGCTCGATCCTTCGGTGTCGGCATCAGCGGTGCTCGTTGTGGCCGCAACGCCAACAGGATCGCCGGGCGTTGTGCTCATCGCCGTAGCGCGTGTACTGCCAGCGGGACCAGTCATGCCCCATGAGCTTGCAGCCCAGGGCTCTGAACCAGCCGAAGGTGAACTCGACCAGCAGGTCGTCCCAGCGAAGCTTGTTCACAGCGGATCCATTCCCAACGCCACGTTGCGTCGCTTCGCCTGCTGCACGAAGTCCATGGTCGTCGCAGCTGCGTGTACCTTCGCGTTCGATGGTGTCTCGATGCCGTCGCTGTGCTCGATGCAGTAGTCAGCATCGCGAGCTACCCGGTCGTTCTTGCATCGGATGCACACGCGGGCGCTGCCCCTCCGGTTGACGCCGCAGTAGATGCAGTTCATCACGTCCTCCTCAGTCGACCAGCTCGAAGTGAGCCAGGTCGTCGAAGCTGTTGTCGATGACCTCCCAGTCCTGATCCCAGTCCCCGCCCCAGCGCAGCTCGTGCCCCAGCATCGCAGCGATGCCCAGCACCAGGCCGGCGAAGAGCGTGGCGCGCTCGCGGTCCTTCCAGTTGATGGGGTAGGGCATGGCATCGACAGCCTTCGAGCACGGGATCTGCTCTGCCACTGAGCGCCACACCCGTGTGTCGGTGTGGTTGTGCTTCGAGTCGGGCCAGGCCAGCTGCGACTTGCCTGTGCGCAGCAGCTCGTCCTGCTCCAGCTTGTCACGCCATGCCGACACGATGGTGCAGTCAGCGTGCTTGATGACCTCGTTAAAGATCTCCTGCAGCCGCCGGTCGCAGGTCACCAGCTTGTCGCGTGATCGCTGGCTGTACGCAGGCATGTGTCAGCCTCCGAAGCGGCCAAGCGCACTGCCGCTCGGCACCGTCACCAGCGTCTGCCCCTTGCGCTTGCGTAGGTTCGCCTTCGCGTTGAGGTCGGCGAGCAGCTGGCCACCAGCACCAGCGGTGCGTGCCTCGAAGGTCTGCTGCGCAGTGGGCGCCAGGCCGGCACGCGGCACGCGCGGCTCGACCGGCGGGATGTACGGCGGGTCGGTGGGCACGTCACCGTCATCGACCGGCGGCTCTTCCTTGGGAGGATCGGGCGGGCCCTCGGTACCAGGCGGCGGCTCCTCGTAAGGCGGCGTGAGGTCTTCGGGCACCCACGCCAGCGGCTCGCCCTTCAAGCCCTGCTGCGCGCCGTACAGCCTGGTCTGGTAGTCGAGCATCTTCAGCTCGCCGTAGCGCGTCTGGTCGCCAACGCTCAAGCCAGGTGGCAACGTCTGCCCCTCTTGGATGAGCGCGCCCTGCTCGTTGAACCAGTCGATGCCTTCGAGGTAGATCGGTCGCTGCGTCTCGTTGATCGGCTCCAGCGTGCCTTGCGACGCCTGGCCGAAGAGCTGGTCGTACACGTTCGCATCGAAGCCCAGCACCTGGAGCTGCTCCATGTACGGGCCGAGATCCGGCAGCACCGTGCCGGGGCCAGCATCCGGCACGTCGACTGCACCTACGCCGACATCGAAGTACGGCGCACCCACGCCGCCCGTGTAGATGCCGAAGCTCGATCCGTACCCGCCATAGCTTCCGTATGCCATCGTGTCACTCCTTGGTGTCGCGTGCCTTGCGTGCTCGAAGGATCATCACAGCGATGTCCTCGTCTTCGCCCAGCTTCTCTTCGTCGCCGAACGCCTTGATGTCCTTGTGCCTGGCCAACAGCTCGATGGCTTTCGCCCTGGGCACCATCTTGATCTTCGGTCTGCCTTGCGAGTCGAAGCCGGTCTCTTCGATGCAGTAGGCGATCTCGCGAGGGATGCGCGTGAGGTCGATGGTCCACTGGCCGGACTCCGCGTGCCATACACTGATCTGCGACACGATGTCCTGCATGTTGTAGTTGGCGAGCCAGTGCATGCGGCGCCGCACCCAGGTGGCATCGAGCGGCTCGTGCTCGTCCATCGCAACCTGGATCTCGCGGATGCGCTGTGAGATGCTGTCGAGCTTCAGCGCCTTGCATGCATCGGACCTGGGCTGCTTCGTAGTGAAGCCAGCCTTCCGCCAGGACGCGCCGGCATTGCCCCAGGTGTCGGGGTCGCAGGCGTACAGCCGGCAGAACCGCTCGCGCTTCGCAGCCTTGAGCGGTGTACCGACCTTGTCGAGGTCGAGCGGCTTCGCCTTCGCCTTGCCCATGGATCACCCCCGCGAGCAGCATGACACCGGCAGGCGTCACCCGCCAGGGGCTCGATGCCCAACTACGCACCTACACTACGCCTACAGTGAATGCTGTCAGGTGTAGTCGGCTAAGTGCAGACCCCGCCTGGAGAAGACCCCTACTACTACACAACTACATATAAATAGATGGATATAGATATAGGGGGATTCCTCATTCTGTAGCTCTCTCTCTCTATCCCTCTCTCTCTGTCTATACATCTGTGTCTCCCCCAAGAGTGTAGTTCGTAGTAGTTGACCTGTTGCTGAGGTGGTGCATGGACTTACGCCAGCGGTCCTGACGTAGGCAACTACACTTCGAGCGTAAGCGCGTTCGGACCAGGGTTGGAGCTGGGCTCAAGTGTTGACCATTGAGAGTCGATGGTGGACCATCCGCGCCGAGGAGGGGCACACCATGAAGCGCAGCAGTCAGCCGCGCCGCCGCGCGAAGATCATCCGCGCGATGGAAGGCATCGGTCGGCCC